AAGAAAACACGCGAAGCTTCTATGATGTTATAAAGGCAAAACAGGAAAATGAGTTTAGCCCGCAAATACGATACTTTGATCAAGTGTTAGCAAGGCATTTAGGCATTGACCCTGAACAGATGGATTTTAACTGGAATCCCTTGTGGCAAATGTCTGACAAAGAAACGTCTGAAATTCAATTCAACAATGCACAGCGTGACACTATATACCTTGATCAAGGTGTTATGTTACCTTCGCAAATCGCTAAAGATTTAATGGAGTCTGATACATTCGTTAGCATAACGCCAGACCATATAGAAGCGTTAGAAGTAGCAGAAAAAGAAGCTGAAGAAGCTGAAAAAGAAATGTTAGAAAACGGTGGTGGCTTTGACGAGTTTGGTAATGTAGTACCTAACACTGAAGGTGAGCCGGAAGAAGATGACAAGGAAGATGACAAGGAAGATGACAAGGATGATGACAAGGAAGATGACAAATGAGCGCCCGTAGTAAGTTTATGCCCTTAAGTTTAAAAAGCCGTATTCTTGAAAATAAGCTAAGGGCAAGAAAGCGTGTTGTGATCGTGAAACAGAGCAATGAAGTTAGGCATGAACAAAAGCAATATCAAATTGGTATTAATTCGATCGTTACCAAAATGGTTTCTAACGTTCACCACCAATTATTACCCATGTTGGAAGCGTTAGAAAAGGAATATATCAGCGATGAAAAAGGGAATGTATATTTGAATGATGGCTATGCAACAACGTTAGTTCAAAACATGTCTAGCCTGAAAAAACATTATCGCGATGTGGATGCATTGGCTCAACCTATAGCTAGTCAGATGGTTAGGGGTGTTGATTCCAAAAGTAAACGCAGGTTTTACAAGGCTATGAAAAAAGCAGTGGGCATAGACTTATTTGGAGCGTTAGCTGAAGAAGGGGTTACTGATGTTATCGCTCAAAAAACTGCTGAAAATGTAGAGCTGATTCAATCTATACCTGATGAATATTTTAAAAAGCTAATGAACATAGTGGGGCAAGGTACAACAACAGGCGAACCAGCTCAAAGCATGATAGATGCAATATTTTCGTTAGGCGAATCAACTTACAACAGAGCCAAATTAATAGCACGCGACCAAACCCAAAAAGTAAACGCTGCTATCACCCAAACCCGTCAAGAGTCGTTAGGCATAACGAAATACAGATGGCGCACGGTAGGTGATGAAAGAGTTAGAACAGAACACATTCACAATAATGGTAAAATATTTGAATGGTCTAAACCCCCTAAAAATACAGGGCATCCGGGGCATGATATACAATGCAGGTGTATAGCAGAACCGATTATAGACTTAGATAATTTATGAACTAAATAATTTCTGTTAGATAGTTATTGCATTCATAAATAGCCTTCGGCTAATATTTGGGGTCACAGTGTTAAATAAGTTGACGCGAAAAATGCAAATAACGATTAATGACAAAGTAAGATATAGTAAACGTGTTCTAAATGATCAAGGTCATTTAGTCGTTTCAGGTTCACGTATAGCCAGAACAGGTATACAGGAATATTTTGCTTTTGAACTTGGTCTAACAGATCGCGAGCCAACTGATATAGTCAAACTATACCGGCCTCCTGAAGAAGTCTTTAACGATTCTTCTATGGCTAGTTTTCAAAATGTACCTGTTACAGATAACCACCCTCCTGAATTAATCAATGATGCTAACGCTAAAGGTTTGACGCGGGGCGTTGTTGGTTCTGAAGTTCGTCAGGATGGCATTTTTCTTGTGGCGGATTCAATAACAATTACTGATAGTGAAATGATCGAGAAAATAGGTTTAGGTAAAACTGAACTATCTAACGGTTACACTTCTTTGATTGATTTCACGTCAGGTGTAACCCCTGACACTAACGAAACCTATGACGCTATTCAAACCAATATCAAAGGCAACCATCTTGCTATTGTTGATGAAGGTCGTTGTGGTAAATCTTGTAAAATTTCAGACCATAAAACGGGAGTACCTAAAATGGCCTTAATTAAAATCAACGGCGTTGAATTCGAAGTTACTGATTCAGTAGCTCAGGCATTCGGCGTTCTAACAGAACAGCACAACACTGCATTGGCAGATTCAAAAAAATCTTCTGACACTCTTCAAGCTAAGCTTGATGATTCTGTTAGTGTTAGCAAAAAAGAAAGCGACACTCTTCAAGCTAAACTTGATGATGCACTTGACAATGCGATGACACCTGAAAAGCTTGATGCGCTTATTGACAGCCGTGTTCAAGTGTTAGCAGTGGCTTCCAAAGTCATCGAAAATTTTGACGGTGCAGGTAAAACTTGCATGGATGTTAAGCGCGAAGTTATCGCAGCTTCATCTAACAAAGAAATCATTCTGGACGGTAAATCAGATGATTATGTTAACGCCCGTTTTGAATCTATTGAGGATGCGTTAGCAAGTGGCACGTCTAACACTTTAACCGACGCGATGAAAAAGCACTCTGAAAAAGAAGAAACTGAGATAGTTGATTCTGAAAAATCGCGTCAAGCATTCATTGATAAAAACAAAGATCGTTTTAAAAGCTAATTAACTGATTTTTATCTAACACAAATTCTTAATTTTGGAGTAAAAAATTATGAGTGTACAAACAGCTTATACCCAAAATATCGGTCGTGGCCTAGCTGGTCAAGTTGCTGATATCCATTCTAACGAAATCGTTACCGCTACTGTTAAAGTTGCCGGTTCTGATGTAATCCCCGGCATTGCTTGTAAAATCGAAGCAACATCAACAAAAGACCGAGTAATCGAAAAAGGCGTTGCCACTGCTTTGTTCGCTGGTATCTCGGTTCGTGATCTATCTAACGAAGTTGTTGCAGGTGATATTGTTTATGCTGCTGAAAAAACACTTCCAGTAATGCGCAAAGGTTATCTATTTTGTGTTATTCCAACTGGTGGTAACGCAGGTAATGCACTACTAGCTAACGCCACAACAGGCGTTATCGATGTAGGTACAGCCGGTGTAGGTGAATTCCAATTAGATGCAACCTTAGAAGAAGTAACCACAGCGGGCGCGGTTGGCATGATCCGCATCAATTCACTTTCTGTTGTAGCTGGTGTTTAATAGCTATCTAACATTAACGTAATTACTTTGGAGTAATTAATATGAAAATTCAAGAATTTACGCTACTAGATAGCAATCAGGGCATATTTTTTGCTCGTGAGCTAGAGCTAATTAAAAGCCGTACTTACGATGTTGAGTATGCAGATTTGCCAGCACGTGATTTGTTCCCAGTGAACAATGAGGGTGGTCTTGGAATCACTTCTATCACCTATCGCACTTATGACAAAGTTGGTGCTGCTAAGATCATTAACGCTTATGCGAAAGATTTGCCACGTTCTGATGTTAAAGGCCATGAAACAACTATCCCTGTTAAAGAGATTGGTACTTCTTATGGTTACACCGTTAAAGAGATTGCAAGTTCTCAATTAACGGGTAAATCGTTAGATCAGCGCCGTGCTAACAGTTCGCGTCGTGCTGTTGAAGAAGAAATTAACAGTATCGCCATGAACGGTAATTCAGAACATGGCTTGCCGGGTCTGTTAGATAATGCCAATGTACCAAAATCAACTGCTGTTGATGGTGGTTCTGGTACTAAATTTGTCAACAAAACCTCTACGCAAATCATCGCTGATTTGAATGCAGCAATGTCTGACATTTTCGTTCTAACGAAAAAGAAAGAGAGTGGCAAACGTTTGATTCTACCAACTGAACAATGGGCTTATATCCATGACACACCACGTTCTGACCTAACGGATACAACCATTCTTCAGTATTTCGTTAAGAATAACGCTTTCATTGATTCTGAATCTGATGTTATGCCAATTAACGAATTGGCCGGTGCAGGTACAGCGGGCGTTGATATTATGATCGCCTATAACGCATCGCCTGAAAAACTGCAATTGGAAATCCCTTATGAGCTTTCATACCTAGCCCCACAAGAGCAAGGTTTAGAGATAGTTATTCCGGGGCTGTGTTCAATTGGCGGTCTGAATATTTACTACCCACTGTCGTTGAATATTGTAGAAGGTATCTAACACCTGTTAGATGTAAAGAACTAAAGAGGGTGATAGATTCACCCTCTTTTTCAAATTAATAAAATCGGTTGGAGATTTTAAAAATGTCAAAAATTCTAGTAGCAAATACTCAAGCGCGACCATTAACAGTTAAAACGTTAGGTGAAGATGAGCGTGTGTCCAGAATCACGTTTATTCCCGGCACTAACGAAATCACTGAGGAAGAATGGAAAACTGTGCAGGCAAATTCCCAAAGCAAAAAATGGATTAAAGCTAAAATGTTAGTTAAAGGTGTGTTGAAAGATGAACCAGAATTGCCGGAGGGTTTTGTAGTTGATGAAGAAGAAAGCGAAACAAAACCAAAAGCTGCTAAAAAGAAGCGTTCTAAAAAAGCAAGCTAAACTGTTAGGGGTTTATCCCCTAGCGTTTTTATTTTTACATTGTTAGGGAGTAACAGTTGTGAGTAAAGAAGATACAATTTTAAAAAAGTTAGGTGGCATTGATACTCACATGCTGGCCTTAATAAAGATAAGCACTGAAAACAATGTAAAAATAAAAACGTTAACTACTGATCATAAAGAAATTAAAACGCGTGTTACTAACATTGAAACGCGTCAACAAGAAAAACAAGATCAACTGTTAGCAAACATAGTAAAATGGGTTACAGTCGTTAGTGCAGCAATCACAATTGGTTGGATAGGCAAAGCAGCGGCGTTAGGGTTTTAGCATGACAGTTTCACTCAGTGGTTTTAAAGCACGTTATGATGAATTTGATTCTAAAGGCGATCCTTGGATTCAAGTTAGATTAGACGACGCAACCAGTGACATAAACTTAAACGTTTTTCCTGATCATATTCAAGATCGTGTGGTATACGCTTTAGCAGCTCACTACATGGCTTTAAAAATAAAGCAGACTAACGGCCAAGGCAATGCAGGTGCATCACTTCCAGTGGCATCAAAGAGCGTTGACAAGGTTTCTGTTGGCTATGCACAATCAGCCAGTACTAACGCTACTGATGATGGTTACAATTCTACAATTTATGGTCAAGAGTTTATGCGCCTAGTTCGTACATATTCAATTAAAGCAGTAAGCATAAATGGCTAAGTCGTTAGTGAAAACTAAAGGCGGCGACAACTTGAAAAAGTTGTTAAAAGATTTAAATGGTTTGACCATGAAAGCTAACGTTGTTGCTATAGGTCTGCCAAGTGATTCTAACCCTTACCCTGATGGTACAAGTATTATAATGGTTGGAACGGTAAACGAATTTGGTAGCCCTAATATGGGGATTCCAGAAAGATCGTTTTTAAGAACAGGAACAATTGTAGCAGAAAAGGTTATCAGTCAAACAATAGCTAAGCCGTTAGCAAAGAAGGTTTTAAATGGTTCAATAGAACCTAAAAAAGCTCTACACATAATGGGGCAAATTGCACAGAGTAGTGTACAACAAAAAATTACAGAAATGAGCGACCCTACTAACGCAGCGATGACGTTAGCAATGAAGTACCCAAAAACAAGCCCTCTTATTAATACTGGGCACTTAAGGCAAAGCATTAGATACAAGGTTGGTGATTCAAGTGACTTTAATTGACATGAGTGATGTTGTTAGTGATTTCAACACACAACCATACAAGGTACATAGAAGCACAGCCGGTAGTTATACTGAAGGTGAATTTGTAAGCGGTTCTGTCAATGTGTTAGATCGTATGGGCAACGTTCAAATTGCCACAGGTAAAGATTTAAACGTAGTTCCTGAAAATAGTAGATCGACTGAAAACATAACTGTAATATCCAATGGTTTTCTTGATGATTTCTACAGTGACAGCGAAGAGAATGAAACTATAGCTGATGTGGTAGAATGGAACAGCAAAAAATATAAAGTAGTCCATGTAGATAATTGGTCTACTAACGGTTTCTGGCAGTGCGTTGCTGCTTACGATCCAAAATTATAGAGGCAAAAAATTATGGCAGCTAAAACAGATTTTCGTTTAGTTAAAAAGATTTTGATAAAAGACAACACTGACGACTTTCCGGGAGTGTTAGGAGAAAGCCAACTTTTAACTACAAAAGTTTACCATCGCATAGTCGTTAGAGATACACTTTCTAATGGTGGCACTGTTAAAGTGCGTGCTATCTTTGATGGTGATAAAGACTTAAAACCTTTTTTAACTGAGATTGTGCCTGATGGTGTGACAAAGTTAGGTCTAACACTTTTAACATTGCCCGGTACTGCAAAATTTGAGTTTGAATCTAACACTGATGGTATGGAAATCGATTTAGTAAGCGCTTAACTGAGAAACTGAAAAT